TTTGGATTTAACGGCACCTTGTCTAACAGAAATCTTATCCCTTACACAATTGGTTCTAACAACCTTATCAGCCCACCAGATTACAGGGTTGCGATGGGAGACTATTGGATTTGGGGTAAGGCAGGTGGTGCTGTAAATGCTACTGCTTTAAGAGACAACGGAACTACACAGCAACTATCATCAAGAAACACAAATCAGTTCTACACAGAGAATGGTGAAATCTATTTGTGTTTAGGATGGTCGCCTTCTTTGATAGGGCAATCATCCAGCGGAGAACTACAAGGTAGAATTCGCTACAAAATAATTTCATTCGCCAACACTACTACATAAGAAGGAGAAGAAGACTATGGCTAAACAAGGAAAATTTATTCATCAGGGAGAATGGGTCGGTGTTAAACCACTAACCACCAGTTATGCTGCATCAGGTGTTTCGGGCATTAATGTCCCACCAAATCAATCGTCGTTCTACAACGAAGTGCTTACAGGTAAATTATCTTTCTGGGTAATCAAAGGAGACACACTTGCTGGCGCTCCACCACCATCATCAATTACTGCCTTCATTACAGAGGATGCAGCAGGTGATGAGATTATCATTCCTGAAACTACTATGGCTCTAACACTTGGTCGTTCAGGTGCAGGAACTTGGATGGGGGCTGCTCGTCTAGATGTTGATGTTCGCCTTAAAGCACCAACAACTGATTTATTTGTCTGGATTAAAACAGACAGCGGAACCGCTACTGCGAGACAGGTGCAGTTAAACTGGGAGGAATAGTTATGGAAATGGAAATCTTTTCATTACTAGCAACCCCAGCAGGAACAGCAGCAGTTGCTATTTACTTCGTTCATAAGTTTATGCACTTCCATAAGGAGAGCCTAGACAAATGTTTAGCAGAGGCGAAGGAAGACAGAGATGTTTTTAAAGAAGCCGTCATTAAAATTGACGCACGATTAACCTACCTAGAAAAATTAGTTGAGAAACTTACGGAGAAACTATGACTAAAATAAAAGAATTTATTGACCGCTACAACATAAGCATAACAATCGTTGGAACCGCTGTGGTTCTTTCTACTATGTTTGGGACTTGCTCCTATGACTACCAGTCGGGTGATGTGTCGGTAGATGCAAACCCACAGCAGGTAGTTGAGGAGATTAAGAATGGTTCTACCACCGAAGAAAAAGAATAAACCATCAACAGGAATTATTGTTATGCCGAAGAAAGGACTTTACGACAACATCAACAAACGCAAGAAGAAAGGAATTAGTAGAACAAAAAAGAATTCTACTATTGACCCAAAGACTTACGACAAGATGAAGAAAAAGAAAGGGGGCTTTGCTCCCAAGAAGACAGCAAAGAGGAAGTAATCTATGGGTGCCGTAGGAAAGTTTATTAAACTACAACACTTGGAGATAGACCCACCTATCACATTTACGAATGCTTATTCGCAGGTTCTGCGGATAGATGTTCCAATTCCTACTGGTGCATTTGATTTAGGTGTTAAGCGTCTTGTTGGAATTGTAGGACAGGTGCGATTGTTCGGCAACGCACAGACTGGTGGAGCAAAGAACCTATCTATCTTCTGGTCTAAAAACCAAGCAGGCACAGACCTTTTGTTTGAGGATTTAACCAAGCCAGTTTTCACTTCACCATTCGTAGCAGGTGGCTGGGTTGTAGATTTTAATTACGATAAGATGATGGTGATTAAACCAGAGGAACACCCAGAGGGAACAATTAGTTTATTTGGTGTCGTCTCTTCTGGAACACTAACCTGTAATCATTTAGATTTTTATTGGGAAGACATAGGATAGTGGAACGACTACTGGGAATTAAACCCAGACCATCACCTTCGTAGGGCTGTGTGCTATTCATTACACCATAGTCGCACCTTATGTTTTTTTATTAGGTGTCCTTAACTTTGTGTAATCCAAATAATAAAAATAAGTAAAAGAAAAACCCCCACATTATTCAGGAATGTGGGGGTTTAGTTTTGGCGGTTTAGTTTTTAGGAGATAAATAATAATGTCTTATCATTTGGTGAAAGGTTATTGCCTCTCACTATTAGAGAAATCGTCAAGGCGTTTTTGTAATTGATTGCAAGTTTCTTCACGCTCAATCATTCCCCTCGTTGGCTTCTCTAATAAATCATAACACGACACGCTCTCCAAGTCAAGACCTTTAAACCATTCAGGTGTAGGAAGTAATTTATTTATTTGATGAGGCAACCTCTCTTCCATCAGGTAGGACAACGGGATTACAGGAGCCAGCAAGGGCAGACCCTTCGCCGCTCTCATAACCCTCACTTGTAGAATAATCATTCTTCTCATAAGCAAGTCCATAATGATGAAGTTGTTTCTTTCTGTTGGTTTTATCTTTTTCATTTACTACCTCGTTAGTTATTTTACTTTTATCCATTTGCCTTCCTCCTTCTTGATTGTGAATAGCCACCCTTGGTCTGCATTCTCCCAACCGAAGAAACTTATGTAGCCATAGTTGTTTGCTTGGTTCGGGTCTTTGCAACGGGTGAGATAAGGATTACCATTCTCGTAATGTGTTTTTAATTTGAGAGCATCAAAGACATAAACACTATCAGTAAATTCATTAACAAAAAATAAAAAGTTTAAATGTCCTATCTCTACTGACTTCCACCAACCTGCTCTCTTTGTCTTTGCATCATCCTTCCAGATTTCTATTACACCTGTGTCGCAAGCCTCACCAGTCCATTTAGTTCCAGCAAGTGTCTTAACCTCTATGCCTTTGGTTCCTCTGTTAGAATTCCAAATAACATAATCATTCTCTGCATCTATTCCTAGATGTTCGTAGAGATAGTGTGGTGTTTTAGTCCAGCCTTTAATGTTGCCTACGGATTGGAGGTAATCAAAGAAGTCTTCTACCTTTGCCTCTCCTCTGTCGCCCTGCTTTAATGATGTTCCAAAATTCTTATTCATAACCTGTTCCCTCCTTTAACTTGTTAATCAGGTCTAGTCTCTTTGCATAAAATGCTTTCTTACCAATTACCCCTGATGGGAAATTTAAAATCTTATTTTTCTTTTCGCTCCATTCCAAGTCCAGCATTCCACAATTGTAAAGATAAATAAATCTCTCATCTTCTGTGGCGTGGTTAGAAATGTAGTTCTCTACGACTGCAATAATTTCATTTGTCTCAAACATTAGTTCTCCTAGTGGTGTTGTTGCTACAAGCATTTGATAATCTGGAACATAGGTGAAGCATAACTTTTCTTTTGCTTCCTCCTGTGTTCTCATAAATTCTCTGTAATAAAGTCTTCCTACAAAAGCCTTTACTTCTATCTTCGTCCAAGCCCTGAATTGTTTTTGTAATCCTATGTCGTTCCAATCCCACCAATCAGTCATCCACTTTTCTCTAAATCTATTTGTGGAATTTCTATTGTGTGATAGAATGTGTAGGTAGAATTCGCTGGCGAAGTCTTCCAAGTCCCAGCCTTTAAAGGATAGGATTTTTCCTAGTTTATTATGTGGTGATAAGAACCTGTAAGTAATCTCATTACACACCTTCCATAACTTTAACTGGATGAAGTCTGTGTTTTTCATAATTTAATCTCCATAACATAAATCCCGCCAAGGATTTGTAATAACTACTACATCTATTGTAGCATAAATAAATAGTTTCCGCAACTGGAAAAGGAAACTTTTTCTCTAAAAAAGTAAAAAAAGTTTCTACCCTATGCAACATTATTACCAGAAATCTGGGAGGTGCATAATTTATTTTTATTTTTTTAAACTTTTTTGGAAACACTTTTGGAAAGTTGGTCCTGTGTAATAAGTGTAGGGGTTATTGTTCCCCCGCATCTCGGGTTAAGCCAATAGGCTGAATGGTTCTACGAACTGATTGAGACCAAATAAAATAATAAATAAAAATTAATAACAAACAAATCTAATAAACTGAAAGGAGAAAGAATGAATGTTAGAAGAAAGATTAAATGTTTTAGAAAATGAAGATTACAAATTAAGAAATGAAAGTGAGATTAAAGAAGAGAAAGTTATTATTAATAAAGAGAAGATTAAATCTTATCAGGACTGGGAAGATAATAGAAGCCAACAAGAAATCTATTATTCCAATCTAAACAAGAAAGAAAAACAAAGAGAACTTATCTTCCAGACTTTATTAATAATGTTCTTTGGTTGGTTGTCTGGAATAATAACTTCACTTTCAGTTCTTTAAACTAATTAACTAATGTTGGAGGCAACAACTTAATAACTAATAAAGGAGATAATGATTATGTTGAGACCAAAAAGAAAAAATAAAATTCCAGATTGGAAAGAAGAAATAAGAAAGTTAGATGAAGCAACTTCTCTTAAAGATAATTGGCGTTATGTTTCAGTAGGTGTTGATGTTTGGAAAATAGATAATAACCATTACTATGACCCAACAGATGAAATGATTGAGAACATAGATAATAAAAATAAAATAGATGAAGGTGAAGCCCTTGTTGAGAGAATGAATTTACCATCAGGTGTTGAGATGATTGAGAGACTAGAACCAATAAAACAAAAAGTTGTTTTCTATTATGTCTGGGATGGAATGTCTTTCAGTAAAATAGGAAAGGTGTTAGGTTTCTCTAAACAACGAGCGCATCAAATTTACTGGTCTGCTATTCAGGATTTAAAAGATTTGTTTGGTGGTGATAATGTGTTCTATGGTTTGTGTGATGGAGAAGAAGAATGATTACAGGAGATTTAATTTATCCCAGAAATAATAATCATCCCCTAGGAATGATGATTGTAATAGAAGATGTAAGTGTTGAGAACATAGAAAAAGATAATTTAAATTCTTTAATAGATAATGGTTTCTATGATGATGGAATAAAGATGATAGAAAGAATAGAAGATTTAGGAAATCATAAGTTAGTTTATTCTATTATTACCCAGAACAAGATAGTAGTTCCAGAAGATTGGTTATTAAAAAACTATCAAGTTATTTCTACTGCTAATTCCCCAGCACAATCATAACAATTTACTGAAAAATAATTTAATAATTTCTATGCAATCCTTACTAATCTGGTTAAAATGATAGAGCCGTGGGGGCTGCATAGTTTGTAGTGAAAGTGGCTAGAATGTAGGCTACATCAGCATTTAAATAAATAAAATGTAGTAATCAGGATAGTGTGCTTATCTGCTCCACTACACACATAAAAGCAAGTGGTCTATTTATTTTCATTTATTTGCAGAAAAGACTTGCGGCTCCCTCAAAAATGTGTTATTATTATTATGTAAGTTAATTTATTTCTTGGAGGTTTTATGGATTTATTTACAGAGACTACCCCAGTCCCATTCACACATCTAATTGCAAGGCTCCCAGAGGGCGCACAGCAAGATAATAAAATAATCTGGGACTATCCCCCTCTTACTTTTTTAGGAGAGATTGTAGAGGCAATTACGCTCGCCTGTGGGACTATCTGGATTAAGACTGCAAAGGCAAATGTTAGACTACCTGTCTCTACCACAGCCCTGAAATTAATTTAAAAAAATAGTTGCACGATTATCCAAATCGTGTTATGTTATTATCATAGGAGGAGACATCAGGGCTACACAAATTGTTTTCATTTTTTTTAGATTTCACTTGCGGAACCCAAAAAATTATGCTACAATAATAGTGTAGGGATTGGAAAAAAAGTTTCATTTAAATGTGCTTTTTCTTTTTCTATGAACTATTTATTACAGATGCGCTTGGCGGTGCATCCTTTCCATAGGAGATTTAAAAATGGAACATAATAGCAATTGGTCTTATCTCACCAGCGACCAGATAAAAGTAGGTGATTTAGTTTGGTGGAATTTTAATTCTACTTGGAACACACCTGATTGGAAACTATGCATCATTACCGATGTTGCACTAGAACCCAACGAACAGAAGTCAGTAAATGAATGGAGAAATTTAATTCCAAATTTCTGGAATAATAATTTGATTACTTGCGAGACTGGCTTTGTAGAGAACACACGCAGGGATAAATGTAAATTTAATTCATTCACCTTTATGTGTCCCCAGAATTCTAAAAAGAAAACTATTTTAGTTCATCCCACCTACAAACAAAAGTGGGGAACAACTGATTTATCCAAGCACTTTATGACCCAAGCACATAAAGAGATTAGGGATGCAAAAGCAAACCATAATGCACTTGTTAATCAAAAGGAAAAAGATTTAAAAACTTGGTGGCGTGAAGTGCATAGCGACATCTTTGACGGCAAAGATTATCAGGACTACAAAGAAAATAATTACCATCCAAATGTCTATGACTGGACGAGAGAATTATTTAATAATTGGAAGCACAATCTTTACAAGGATGACGAGACCCTCTTTCACAATTACATTAAAAGTTTAGATAGTAAAACTTGCAATCCTGTTATGGTTGTAAAAGATTTAAATAATCTATCACCCAGACTTACCATCCACAAGTTCCTGAATGGGATTGAGATTAATGATGGTAAGGCACAAGGTAATTTGGAGATTAATTACATCTGGAAAGTTGAGAAGAACCGAGAATGGTTTGAGAATAAATTAAATAAATCTTTTGATGATTGCCGTAAGATGATTGTTGATTGGTGTAATGCAAATTGTAGTCCAGCAGTAGCACACGACTTATTAGAAAATAATGCATTACAAAATTATGCATTCACACCAGAATGGTTTGAGCGTTGCGTTCTATCTCATAGTGATAGAGATAAAATTAATAATCATCCTGATGAACCAATAATGGTAGGTGCAACATCTTATCATCCACATAGTCAAACAAGTAGTTGGACTTACGAGATAGAATAATCCTCCATAAGTTCTACCTCACTAGCCCCTTGCAGAAATGCTTGGGGCTTTTCTCTTTATGCCGAGAATAAAACAAAATAAATTAATGCTTGACGACAGGGCTGGGAGGCGTTAGATTATCTGTGTAAGGAGAACACGATGTTGCTACGGAAGTTTGTAGATGAAGGCACAGGCATCTTGACCTGTGTGAAGTTGGAGGAAAATAATAATTATGTAATCTACTGGACTAATAATGGTTCCAGAAGGCACGACATTCCACCAGAGGTTAAGAAGACCTCAAAGGAAATCTGGGATGAAATGGTAAAGCAGGTGAATGGATAAAATAAATTAATGCTTGACTTTTCCTACATAGTGAGACGACATAAAAGATTAAAGGAGATTTATTATGGCTCGTAAAGCACTACCCAGAAATGTTATGCGTAAAGCAGTAGAGAACAGAAAGATAGAAGATTTTATTTGGGCTTGTCTAGACCTAGCCTGTGTAGAATTAAAAGAAGATAATAATAATGCACGGACTTTTTCAGGAAGAGACATCCAAGCATTCCTAGACCATTTGCTACGAATGGAAAAGGATAAGAGAGATAGAGGTGAAGAAGTAGTAGATGGAGAATTAAATAAAAAGATTTTAGAAGTAGATGCTTGGGTCAAGAAAGCAAGATAGGATAGATGGTAATGAAGTTAGATAAGAAATTATCAAATCTCTTTAATGACCCCCTACAATTTATCAGCAGATTAAAGATTGTAAATAAGAAAGGAAAATTAGTTTATCTAAATCCTAACGAAGAACAAATTAAAATTGTAGAAGCATTACATAAGGGAGACAGCACATTAATCTTAAAGCCAAGACAGATTGGTTCATCAACTATTATCTGTGCTTATTTCTTTTGGTGTGCCTACACATCACAAGACCCACAGACCTATGCAATCTTATCTCACAAATTAGCATCATCAAAACATCTGTTAGAAATCCATAAAACATTTTATTTTAATTTACCCGTAGCCCTACAAAAACCAATAGCCATAGACAACACAACAGAATTTAGATTTAAAGATAGTGGTGCTGGAATTGTAGCAGCATCATCACAGGACAGAGGTGGTCTTCGTTCTTTCTCTGTAAGCAAACTTCACATAAGCGAATTTGCATTTGCAGATAATCCAGAAGAATTAAAAGCCACAGCAATTGCTGCACTAAACGACGGGCAGTTAGTTATGGAAAGCACAGCCAACTTCTACAACGATGCTATGCACCAAGAGATTTTAAAAGTAGAAAGAGGATTGGCTGATTGGAATTATTTATTTTTTCCTTGGTTCGCACATTCCTCCTACCATCTACCTGTTCCTAAAAGAAATGATTTTACTAGAACAGATGAAGAGCAAGCCCTTGCAGAACGCTGGGACTTAAATGATAATCAACTATGGTGGAGACGACACCAGATTTCTAAAATAGGATTTGATAAATTTTCCAGAGAATTTCCAGAGACCCTAGAAGATGCTTACAAGCAAATTGGTAATTCTTATTTTACCCAGAAAGATTTAGAAAATGTAGAAGTTATTAAAGTTGATAATGAAGAATGGGTAGTTTTTGATGACCCTAAACCAGATGACCGCTATGCTATTGGGGTGGATGTGGCTGCTGGTGTTAATAGAGATTACAGCGTTGTGTTTGTTATTTCTAAAACAACTTATCAACCTGTGCTAATTTATCGTTCCAATAAAATAAATCCTGTTTCTCTTGCAGAGATTATTATTGATGTTTCAGGAAACTACAACGATGCTCTAACACTTGTAGAAAGCAACAACTATGGTAATGTTGTTCTTAATGAACTACGACATCAGGGCTTCCGTAGGTTCTGGATGGATGAGGACGGAAAGGACTGGACTACAACAATTAAAACAAAAACCCTTATGTTTGAGAATTTAAAAACTTTAATTCGTGAGGGCTACATCTACAACATAGACAACATAACATTTGGAGAAATAAGAAGCCTGCAAGTAAATGAAAAGGGACACATCCAAATCCCAGATAATCTTGCATCTCACGGAGACAACGCTGTTGCTATGTCCCTGTGTGCTATGTGTCTTGGAAATGTTAAACTACCAAAGACAACTTATCTACCAGATTTTATTAAACATAAAAGAAGCCAGCGCATCCTACAAACTGCTGGTGTCGCCAATCATAAACATAGACGCTATTAAAGGAGATTACTATGGAAGAAAGAAAACCTAACGAGCATAGGCTTGTAGCCCACTTTGGAGCATCGCTTCGTCTGGTCTCACCAGATGGTTATTTGCGTTGTTGCAAGTGCAGAGCAGCCAAACCAGAGGAAAGTGGCTTTTTTAAAAAAGATAAATTAAATGATGACGAGGGCTTTTGTAAGGATTGCATTAAGGAACACGGGAGAGAAAGACTACACTTGACCTTTCCTCATAAGGTAGAGAAGGAAAATTAATTATGCCTAGAACTAATAAAGACACAATTGCTCTCCTGCGAATGGTTCTCACCGACCATAGAGACTTCTGGGAAAGCCAGATGGGAGAACTTAAACGCTACAAGAATGCCTATGAAAATAAGTTTTGGGAAGGTGAGACACACGCAGACCAAATGATTAGGGTTGAGACTGCTGATTGTTTTTCTTATGTTGAGGGATTTATTGCTGCTCTTTTTTCCAAGGCTCCTGCGGTTGTTATTGGGGCTGACGCAGCAAATGCAGCAGGAGACCCTGACCTAGCACAAGCCGCTGCAAATCGTTGGCTATTCGCCCAGAGAGAACAACTAGAAATTGCTTCTCGTCTTGCTCTTATTTATCCTAATTCTTTTTTAAAATTATCTCCTGTTGATAGTGAGGAGATGTTAGAGAAAGTTTCTATTCGTGCTGTCCCTGCTTGGGAAGTTGTTGTTGATAGAGATGCTAGTGGTTGGGACAAGCAAAGATTTTGCGGACATCATTACTTCTTAACTATTCCAGAGGCAAGAGAAAAATTTGGAGCAAAGAACTTCACAGCAGTTCCTAAACAAGATTACTTTGGGACTGGTGATAGAAACTATCGTGGTGGTGCAGACATCTATGGCTATTCAGGTGCAACCTACACAGACTTACCTGATGATTACCTTTACATAGAAGTTTTAGAATTCTATGATTTTGCTTACGACCAACTTTACTTCTGGTCTCCCAACTACAAGAACGGAGAAGAACTATTACAGAAAACTGAAATCCCTGTGAGAACTTATGACGACCGCCCCCTTTCTAATCTTGCTCCCCTCTATTATGCTCGTAAGCCTGAAAAGCCTATGGATGGTTTATCAGCAGTTTCTAGAATTTACGACCAGATTTACGAGAAAAACATTTTAAGAACTTATTGGGCTAATGCTGTTCGTCGTGATAGTCGCCAGTTCATTTACAAGGAAGGTGCTTTTGATGAGGAAGAATTAGCAAAGATTACTGCTGGTGTTGATGGTGCTATGATTGCAACAGACGAGCAGTCCCTTGCTGGTCTTATCCAAGCAATTCAGGTAGAACCAATTACAACTAACTTTGACCGCTACTTAAACCAAATAGAACAGGACATTAACAGAGGTTCTATCTTGGCTCCTTTCAGTAGAGGAGAAGCCACCCGTGCAACTGCAACAGAGATTACAGCCCTTGCTTCTTATTCTGCTAGTGAGATTGGTAAGATGGCGAGAGAGCGTGATTTTGCAATAGAAATGATTGCGGACATTTATTTGCGCCAACTATCCCTTTTAGCAGAAGATGGAGACAAAGCAGTCCTATCAGTTGGTGGTAAGGCAAAAGTTATTACTGCAAAAGACCTGCACGGAAAGTTCCGCATCTCTGCCCTAGACCAAGGCAACCAGCCAATTGCAGATGCAATCAAAAAACAAAATCTTATTTCTCTTCTACCAGTTCTTACATCCCTAGGCGTTCCTGCTGATAAATTAAAGGCAGAAATTATTAGGGCTTATGAACTACCAGAAGATTTTTTAAAAGCCCCAGAACCCGAACCAGAGGCTCCCAAAGTAGGTTCCCGTAGTGTTCCAGAGGAAGAGGCATTACAAGAAGGCACACCAACAGAACAAGCAACTGGTGCAGAGACACTAGCAAACGCACTTGTTGGTTCAGCAGACCAAATCACAGGAGAATAATTTATGCCTTTTTATCAATTCAGTTGCTACAATTGTGGAAAGAAACACGAAGCGATGTGTTCTTGGGAAGCCATAGAAGGTTTAGTCAAGGAAGGCTTTTGTGGTTCCAATCTTTTCTTTGACCCTAATTCTGTAAAAGAATTTGCAGAAGATGGAAGTGATGGTTGTGGAGGAGAACTTTACAGGGTTATTACAGCACCTAACATTATTGGCGAGACCACAGGTAAGTGGGGCGTTAATGGTTATTATTCTAAAGCCCTTGGTGCTTATGTAGATAGTCCAAGAGCAGAAGAAAAAATTATGAATGCCCGTGGCTACATTAGAGAAAGCGATTTAGGACACCACGGATGGAACGATGCAGTAGAAGCAAAGCAAACAAGGATGAAAAAGAAAGAAGCAGATGTTAGACAGATTGAGGCAGACATCGCATCTGGAATGGATAAGGGTGAGGCTTACGCAAAGACATTCTCTGCTGAAAGGGCTTTATCTGGCGAACTAGATAAACTTTATGGTGGAGAAGACTAATGGCTGAAAACGACCAACACAGATTGTGTAAAGACCACGGACACTTTGTTGTTGCTTGGGGACGCTCTACTGCTTGTCCTGTTTGCGGAGAACTATGCAAAGCACATCCTGACTTTCATAGACAGAAACAAGGATTTCATTTTATTGGTGCAGAGGGAACTGGTTATTTTTCCAAAGCCCTAGGTAGAGAAGTTGGTTCCAAAAGACAAGAAGAAAAAATAATGAATGCTAATGGCTACATAGCAGAAAGCGATTTGCCTTCTCATTATTGGGAAGACCAAACCGAAATAAGAAAAGAAAAGATTTATCGTCAGGAAACAGAAGTCCGTGCGATAGAAGAACAATTAAAACTTGGTGTGGATTTAGGCGAAGCAATAGCAAACACCTTTTCCGCAGAGCGTTGCTTATCAGGGGAACTTGATGAGATTTATGATAATAAAACAGAAACCATAAAGGAGAATTAAAATGGCTACTGAAATAATAATCGCAGGTCGTTCC